TGCCAGCCGTTCCAATTCGGCAATGCGTGTTAGCACAATTCCTAGCGCGTCATTGACCATTGCCAGCTGTGGTTTGTGACCAGATATAACCACCTTCAGGTGATCGTGTTTGTGGTCTGCACTCACTGCCACTTCATTCATACCGTAGCGTGCAAAATGGTTTGCATTGATGGTGTACGAATCTCGCACTAACGTTTTGTTGCTATCCATGTTATTCACCTTTCACGGTTTCTGGCAATGCCTTGTAGTACCACGGATATGCTGCCATAAGCAGTGCCATAAGCTTGCGCCCATAACTTGCCATGCCTACCTGGTCATTGCGACGTTGCGCGCGTTCGTACCACAATGACAATAACTGAAACTCGTATTCTTGCTGTGCATTCATGGTGATCACTCCTTATTGCTTCACAATTGCTTCGATGATACCAAGCTCTTTACTGGTGACCTTGTATACCACGCCACCAATCATGTACCGTGCAAACACCACATTGCACGCAATCAATTTGCCGTAGTGTTCATTGATGGCAGTACGCACTGCCACATTACGGCCATTGGCGTAAATCTCGTGTACCTTGCCATCGATCATAATCATAAACTTTGACATGTTGTTCCTGCTTTCTGTGCTAGTGCGAATAACCTGCCATGATTGTACATCATTTTGATATACATTGCAATAGGCAATTTTGGCGCAATAAACCCCAATCATGTGTACAGTAGATTGGGGTTTATCTCGCGTATTAATTTTGGTACCACGCGCGCCAGCTGTGCGATCAAAATCGTTATTTAGTGACTGCCTAGACTAGCAATCAGATTGTAACACACAAACGCCACGCATGCAGTTTGCGTGGCGGTCCGTGGCGTTTGTGCGGCGCGTTGAAGTATGTTCGACAAATCGATTATAGCATAGGTTTACTGTGGTGCAACAGGCCATGGTGGTGCAGTCCATTCAGTCACATTAATCTGTTCAGGATAATCACGCAATGCCTGGCGATATTCACGCCACTGTGTTACCTGTGCTGGTGTAAGTGGTGCATCTGGCAGTTGCGTGTAGTCTGATTCTAGTAATAACTCATTGCGATAATTTCGCACATCGCGCATTGCCTGCTCTTGATCTGGCGAATCCACAATATAACTATCAGCTGGTGGCGTATCGTAGTAGGTGCCAAATTCATCACAATACCGTGTGGTGATTTGTGGCACACTGATAAATAATCGATAAATAATCATGTTTGGCTTCCTGTCATTTGCACAATGTGCAGTATAGGTGATTCATTATTTGTGCCATCTGCAGCCACATTGATATTTACATTTGATGATGGAATGACGCGAATCTGCAATACATCACCACTTGCAAAATATCGAATCATTGTGGCCACATGGTAATTGATTGTGGTAAATGAATATCCGAAATACCCAATGTTGACGGTATTGATGACGCGCTGTGTAAATAGCGTTACATTGCCAGACGTTTGCAGAAACACCTGTATGCCGTAATAGCCTGCTGTTGGTATGGTTATATCTGTAGTACTCCAAGTAAATCCATTATTGCGCGTTTCAGTTTGCCATGTAATCAGCGTGCCAGCAGTGGTAATTGCCTGTGATGCTGATCGTGTAAGCGTAATACAGGCACCTGCAGTTTCTACGCGCTGCAAATCCTGAATTTCGCTTATTACACTTGCAAGGTTATTGGTTATTAAGTTTGACATTTACCGATTCACTCCCATCATTATCAAACTTTAATTCTATGCCCTGCACCTTTTGCGTTATTAGCGTGCCATTATCATTGATGCTAACCAAATCACCAAAAAAGTAATCACGGCCATACTTCAATGCCGCGTTTTGTGTAAGCTTGGCTGTGTAACTGGTGCGTTTTTTTGTTTGTAATGCTAGTGCGCTATCACCCATACTATTGTAATTAGCAGTGGTGGTACCAGCTCCCTGATTGCGTGCATCTATGAAGTTTTCTCGATTAGATAACCCTGTACTAAGTGATGCAGGCCTGCTGTACATGGCACGTGCTAGTGATTCGCCACTGCCACCTAAAATAACATTGGTAAAATCTTGCAGTCTATCAGTGATTACTTGCAATTCTGCAATAGTGCCAGTGGCCACTGATAGAATTACCGTACTACTTCGATTGGTGCCACGTTGCCCTAAATACCACGTAAATGTGTACGTGGCTGGTGCAGTCCAGACCATATCAAAATCACCACCATTGCCTACAGCCACCTTCTGCATAGCATCTAAAAGATTTTGCATACTACAGGCAATGCTCACATTACTACCACCACCAGCACTGGCAGCAGTGGTCATGCCAGTTGTGCTGCCATTAATGATGCGTTGTGACGTGGTGCCAGTTACTGCCAAGGCCGTGCAATTGTAATTGAACAATGTTTTTAGTACGGTTTCAGCAGGCACTGCAGCAAATATACTTCTGTTTGCTACGTTGGCACGATATGCGACCAATCGATCAGCTAGCAGTGCCGTCATCGATACGGCCGTAATTTGGTAAATTGTTTGCGTGCTGACAATTCGCACAATCTTGCGAATCATGCCTGCAAATTCAACACTTGCAGATATGCCTTGTGCGCTGTCTTGACGCGTTACTGACACAATATACCCATATTGCAAATACTGTGCGTTAGGTGACGTGCTAGCCATGCTAAACGCCAAGCCGTCAATAGCGTTTACCTGCCTGCTGATTTGTAATTGCATATAATCCGTGGCTATGGTTTGAATTACGCCACTGGCATTGTAAATAGCCATCGTATAAAGTAGTGCCATTTAAATGCGCTTCACACTAATAATGCAGTTTGATACTGTTTGCCCTGTAACGCTTGACCATGCCTTTACATTTGTTGCCACACTACTGCCAGCAGTGACTGATAGGAAGCTTGAATGCGTGGCAGCAAATGTTGATCCGGTGGCAAACAGTGCTGCAGATTGTGGTGGATAAATGATTAAATTATCCATGGTAATGCGACGATTTCCTGTAGCACCTGCACTATATTGCACCTGTACCGAAAATAGATAATACCCACTTGTTAAAATGGTAATGGTTCCTGATGGCGTATCCATTGATATAGTGCCATCAGCACTATTAGTTGATGATGTGAAGCTGCCAATTTGATAATCAGTATTTGCCGCAGTTAATGCAGCAGTTCCGCCACTCATGGTGGCATAAATTGCTGGTGCCAATTGTCGTGTGGTGGCGTATGTATAGTATGACGCAATCGCACTTACAAGGCCAGATGCCACGGTAACCGTGCCAAGCGTAATATATGGCTGTGCAGCAGTGGTTAATTGTGCACTGGTGGCAAGTGCCAGCCGTGTGGTTTTGGTGGCAATGGTTGTGCCTGCCACTGATCGCGTTACGGTGACACTTGCGCCAGACTCATTTGCCAGGATAACTAAATTATAGGTACCATTCGCCACCACTCCCACTGCAATACTGGCACTGCTGGTATTCTCGTACAAATAGCCACCCGTAACAGTAGTGGTTCCTGTGGCCACCACTGCACTGCCATCTGCAATTGATAGCGTGGCAGTGCCTGTACCTGATTGTGCCAAATAGCTGCCTTGTAACAACACTCCGATACCTAACGTTTTTGCTTCGATTACCGTCATGCGTGACGAATCATAGCCTGCTGCAGGGCCATCACCCGTGCCAGTGGTGGCATACCCAATTGATTGTTCAGCCATGGTGGTTATACTCCTATAAATCGATCATTGTACGTAAGCGTTACTGCACTAGCACTGGTGCCAGCCGTGGCAGTAATTTGAATGTTATTCACGCCGCCAATAATTTGTGGCATTGGTGCCAGATTAAACGTGGCCAGATTTGATGCAGCACTGATGTTTGCCAATTGATTTGCGCCTGTTTGATCTACTACTGTTTTATATCCATAGCGTAAATCAAACGTATATGTGGTGCCAGCCGCAATGTTTACAGTTACCGTGATTGTATCACCCGTGCTGGTGTTCTGAATGATTAAACTATTCAACGGCCCTACTGCCACAATGTTTGGATATGAATTCCACGTGCCAGTATATGACACTTGCGTATTTACATTGACCGTGCCACTTGCGCCATAGGTCACTGGATATACTCGCGGTATTGGTGTAGGAGTGCCAAGAATTGCAGGTGTACCAGCAATAACGTTTTGTGCAGGATTGTACCAGGTAGGATCATCTGCACGCATCTGCACAATTGTTTTTACACTATAGCCTGATTTACTATCAACATCAAGTGACAAACCACCTAATATTTTTGTGGCAATGGCACGCTGTGTACCATCAGGCCGTGTAATCGTGAGTGTGCCAACCACGTTTGATGGTGAAAATATTGCTAGTAACTTATCTCGAATTGCATAATGGTCTGTAATGTTGGTGGCAGTAATGATTAATGGCAATTGTAATACACGCGGATCGAGGCGAAAATCAATATCCGAATCACCTTGTTGCAGCGACCCGCGTTGTGTAATTCGGTGTAGTGGTGCCATGCCAAATCCTAAATCACCCATATACCCAAACGTAAGACCTGACACCACATCATAGCCATTGAGTGTATATGTAGTGCCCTGTATGCTGTATGTAAGTGCGTATGCCACTATATACCACCTGCTAATATTTGCATGGCATTGAAATCTGCCATGATACTTGATTCACTTTGATTTGTATTATACGTGGCTGATAGCTGGTAATAATTCTGCACTGTTGCCTGTGCTGCATTCACCCCACTGCCTAGTGTGGCATTCATTGCGTTTGTTACGTCTGGCAATCCTGCCATAATGCCTGCTGCCATGCCTTGTGAAATAGGTCTGCCCACAAGATTGGCAAACACCTTTGATGGTGATGCAATTCCGAGTAATTTCATGGCCGCATCAAGTGCACCTTGTGCAACCTTTTTGGCGGCATCGGTAATTGCATCGATGCCGTTGCTAATGCCATGTGCAATGCCATCTGCAATGCTTTTTCCAACGGCCGTGGCCTGTGAAACAATCGACGATACAAGGCCGCCAATCTTGGCTGATACATCTATCACAAATGTATTGATGGCCGTTTGTACTGTAGTAACAAATGTATTAATTGCTGTTTGAATGGTTAACCACGCGCCTGCAAAATCACCTTTTAAGAGTAGGCTAATTGCAGACAATGCGCCAATAATCAGTGCCTGCCATGGCGTGATTATTGCCATCATGCCACTAATAACAATCTGAATATATGGCCATAAGAATTGAAACGCCTGCATTAATCCCTTTACCTGCATTGCCATACCGTTTATTGCCAGTGATACCACGCTAATCAGAATATCTCCCAACAAAATAAATACAGTGACAATGTTTTGTATGTAGCCTTGTGTTTGTGGTGATGCCAGTTGTTTTGCAATCACATTGTATAGTGCTGACAATGCAGGCTCTGCCACTGCATACAGATTACCAATGGCACTGGTAATTGGTGCAATGGCTGCCATAAATGAATTAAACCCTGTTTGCAACGATTTCAGTGTATTTTGCCAGTCAATGCCAGATACAAATTTATCTGATGATAAATATAATTTATCAATAGCAGATATGATGCCTGGCCAGTCAATTCCAGAAATAAAGTTTGCAAATTGCGTAACTAAATCACCAATGATTGGCACTAATACTTCACTTGCATAACTTCCAAAACGCACCAGTACTGGCAGCAGTGCCTCGCCTAACGTCTGCTGAATATCTGCAAACTGTGCTGCCAGCACTGCCTGCTGTCCTGCATAGGTATCAACAGCAGCAGCAGCACTGCCGCCAAATTCCTTGCCTAGTTCACCTAAAATAACCTGCTGTGCACCAGCCACATTGCCTGTTTCGACCATGGTTTTAATCATGGCCTTTTGGTCATCAGTAAACGACACACCCACACGCGACAATGCACTAATGCCTGCTATAGGATCGTTCAGGGCCTTACCTACTTGCAGTGCTGATGATTGCAGATCAGTACCCATGGCCTGTGAAATATCTGCAATAGCTTGCGTGGCATCGCCAAAATTTGCGCCTTTAATTTGCGTGAATGTAGCTAAAACATTTTCAGCACCTAAAATTGCATCATCAGAAAAAATGCTATTGCCACTGCTGGCACTCATGGCACCAGCCATATCTGCCATTTGCTTTGCAGTGAGGCCAGCTGCCATGCCAGTGGATTTCACCACTGCTTCAGTCTGTGCAAATATAGATTGGAATTCGCTTGCTTCTACAATGCTGCCTGATATGAAATCAGTCATCTTTGAAAATGCTGCACCTGCCAGATTAACTGCTGCACCACCAATGGCATGAAATGCACCAGTGGCAATAGATTGCAGCGCGCCAAAACCCTTGCCCGCTGTTTTGGTGGCACCGCCAACGTTTTCCACGCTGCTCGTAACTGCAGCAGCCACTGGCGTTACATCATCTTCACCTAAGAAACGAATTAGTACAGTGGTATCACTCATTTTTTCTTTGCCTTGTGTTCGTTCACTTCAGATTCAATGGCCATCAGTGCCAGGTGTTCAGAGATGATTTGCCAGTCTGGCAGGTTTGCTGGTGTGCAGTGATATATATCACGACACAATATCAATTCCAAATATTCAATAGGCATTGGTGCTTTGGTCCATAGGTGTGCACGCAATGCCATTGCTATTTTGGGTTTGTTTCACCTGATACACGACTCACAATAGCACTAATGATTTGCGCCAAATGACTAGCAGGCAAATCTTCAGCCTTGCGGCCGTCATCTACCATTACACACTTATTCATGATTGGTAGCAGTGCATCTAAATCATTCCCCTGGCCAGCCTTCACAAGGTTTGCCACATCACGAATAGTTAGTTTACTTGCATCGATGCTGTACATATGTTTGTTGTTCTCCTATAGTCGTATGTGGCATGGTGCCAGCCACGCCACACTACTGTGCATTGAGTATTAAACCGTGTGAGTAATGCTGGCACATCGTAACGTGAATGAACACATGATAGGGCCTGCACTTGATGCATCAATAGCAGGTAAATCAATTGCCGTAATTTGGCCAGCACTGGTAGCATACGAATCTGCACCAGCAGCGGCACCAGCTGGTATCCATTTGAGTGCAATCAACGTACCATTTTCAAATGCCGTCAACATGATGCTGTAGCCTTCAGTAAGAGATTCGGTATACAACACATTTACCACTACTTCTAATGGTTCGTTTTTGCCAACCGTTAGCACTGCATAGCTACCATCAAACGTGTATGCTTCGCCAGTAACTTTGGTAAGTGTGACCACGTCTACTGATTGGCTGCTTCCTGAAATATCCGTGAATGCACCGCTGCCACCCGTTTGGTAGCTAATGGTGGCGGCCGCTCCTGACATTGCGCCTGTGGTTTGTGCCATGGCTGGTAATCTCCTTTACTGCACAATCTCAACAAATGTGAGTGTGCAAATTACTCCGTGATAGTTTCGACCTGATCCTGTAACAAACTCAATTACCTGTGCACGTTGCGTAAGTAATGTGAGTGTGTATGTTTGACCTGATAGCTGGCGTGCCTGTTCAATGTATGCTGCCATGTATGCCTGGTACACTGCTGCAATATCCGTTAACCCCAACCCCATGCCTACTGCACGCAATAAACAGGTGTCTGTAATTGTCCATTCGGTATTCATTACGTGGCCAGCACCACCCAATGTTTGTACTTTGGTTCGCTGTGATGTCATGCCAACCGGTGACACAATCCGCGTTGGCAAATCACCAATTTCTTCACTATCTTTTAGTGTAGTGCCTGATCGCACCAGCACTGTAGTACCTGATAGCTGTACATTGAGTGATGTAATAGCAGTGATGATTGCACTAATGTTACTGGCCATTAGCTACGCTTCCTGTAGGGTTCGAGTGTCTGCTGCACGTCTGTGGGTATGCGTGGTGCCTGCAGGATAACGCCATCTGATGAGAGAATAGCGCGGTCACTATCAGGAGTGCCTTCGCGTGCACGATAAATAAAACTGCCTAGACGCAAACACGCTGCCACAATATCAGATGGTGGCGTAATCGAGTAGGCAAACCTACCAGTAATGGCAATGGCAATATCAGGAGTGCCAGTATAGGTCCAGATATAGCTGGTATTCATCTGAATCTTAATGGCATATGCTGGCGTGTAATTGGCAGGCAACAGTACCACCACACTGCCTGGCACGGTTTGACCATTGCCATTCACAATCGTTGTTAGCTGGCACAAATCGTAATCCAGCATTAGTGTATTGTTCATAGCGTCAACGTTGCCACCATACCGAAAATCAAGTGCATTGTAATACCGTGTGGTATCTGCAGGGCATTCAAAAATTCGATTGGTGTACGTTTCTACCATCGATTGTGCACGCGTGGCAGCATATCCAAGTTGGGTATCATCACTGGTACTGGTGGCACCAATGTATGATCGTAAATCTGCTGTACTGATATATGCCATAGTGGTTTATTCCTTTGGCAGACGTTTTACCCGTCGTGGTGCCTGCTCTTGTGGTACATCGATAGCTGGCACGTCATCTGGTACTAACACTGCACGATTGGTGGCAATCAGTCTGGTGCCTTCACTGGTGGTGACGTCGATAACATCACCACCAGTGTGTACCACCATGCGTGTGCCTACCATTCGTGCAAGGCTGTTATGAAGCTTTACACGCATATAGTATTACTCCTACGATGCAGGATTCACACCATACACGAATGCTTCAGCCTGCGTCACGTCACCACCCCAACGTACCGTACAGAAAATGGCAGTCTGATAATTCGCCTGGTACAGGTATGGATTGCGGCTGATTTCCAAACCAAGATTTTCCACAAATGCATAGTAATTGAAGTTACCAAACAAAATGGCCTTGGCACTGGCCCCCAATGCGGCAATTTTATCAGACACTGCCACCGGTTTGGTATACAGGCTGTTCATATCACCCATAGGGGTTGGTTGGAAGCTAAAGAAATTGCCAGTGAGTGCACGAATGGCCCCAAGCGTGGTGTTACGCATTACCCAACCAACGCTGCTGGTATCGTCTGCATACCATTCAGGCAATTTGTGTACGATGTTGAGAATATCGCTAGCGTCAACACCAGATACACTAGCCAACGTTTCCGAAACAGTGGCACGTGCCAAAATACCATAAGGTTGTGACGATCCCGTACCAACCAATTGATAGTTATTCAAGTGGCGTGCATATGCGCGTCCTACTTCGCGTGCAATGAATCCTTCAAGGTCCATGGCTTGATCACGCAACAATTGATTTGAAATCTTCATACCCAATGATGCAGTGTAGATGGTGATGGCACTGCCAGCAAAGGTTGGTTCATCTTCGTTGAATGCACTCGATTCAGCAACAAATGCAAAATCCGATTTTTCATCTTGATTTGCAATGTTGAAGATTTGGCCACTGGTGGTGTAGCGTTGCATAGGAAGCTTGGCACCAATCCAGGTTTCGTCACGGCGATCCGTAATTTGTTTGGCATAGTCTTGTGGCACTAAGAAACCACCGTTTGCATTGGTGCCTTCTACTAATACGGCCTTGGCAGCGATTTCGTCACCAGTACGCATCCAGTGTTTAAGTGCATCCATTTGGTCATTGCTGTTACCCATGGTGGTAAGCTTTTTGGTAGCTGGTGCATTGCCTGCAATAACGCCACCACCTTTTACAGGTTCGCCTGCCATTTCTTCGATGGCGGCCTTCACTGCATCCTTAATGATTTGGTCTGACATGGTTGTAGATTCCTTTGATGTAAGTGTGTGTATATTGCTACTGGTATTTGCAGGGCCGCTGTTGCCAGCCTGTGGCACTGCCTTCATATCAGAAATAGCCATGGTTCGTGGTTCTGCTGGTGTAGGGGTTAAACTAATTTCTCCTACAATCCAGCGTTTCAATTCGCCACCATCACGCACCACCAAATGTGATAGTGCACCTGTAGATAATCCTAGCACACCACGTTTTACCAGTGCCATCACCTGCTGTGCATATTTGTGGCGTTTGTCAATTTCAATATCAACATCGATGCCTTCGCTATCAGGCTGCCACATCTTCACCGTGCCAATTTGTGACTGCAAATCTGATAGGCCGTGATCATAATACACTGGCATGCCAACGAATGATCGTGTATCACCAAAATCTGTTTGTGCAGTGAATCGATCCCCCGTTAAATCTTTGCCACCAAACACCACGCCACGGCCGCGTACCACATATTCTGATATTTGTTTGACTGCATACTTCATTGATTCATTCCAATCAGCTGGCGTGCAAAATCTCGCACTGATTTGGCCATCTCATCACGCCATGCCTGTGGCAGTGCTGCAACAAAATCTGGTCCTTTGCGTTTGGCCAGTGCAATTAGTTTTGCCTTAAATTCCTCAAACGTTACATCACCTTTATAACGGCCCCATGTTGACACTGCTGCTGGCACATCATCTGGTGTAACAATTGGGAAGTTTCGTGTATCAGGTAATACAAAATCACCTGCTGGCATTGCTTCGCGTTCTTTTGGCGTGGCGTTGCGATCAGCAGCAGTGCGAATGGCCATCATTGCATCAGGTTCGTATTCGTACATTTGCATGCCAACAGGTTCTGCTGATTCCTGCATTGGTGTTTCTGCCAGCTCTTGTACATCCATTGGTTCTGCCATCATTACAGCACGCAATTGCCAGCGTAATTTTTGATGGTACATTAAACGGTCCTGCAAGAAGTTTTGCACGCCATATTGCATCACTTCACCAGCCATCATGATTCCACCATTGATGCAGTCAATGATGTATAGGTTATCCATGCTAATGCTGGCAATCAGTGCATCTAGTGAATCAGCAGTGGTGGTATCAATTGGTTGATGCATTGCTAATTGAAACAACGTTGCTGGTGCCTTGTAATCGAGTGCACGCAATGTTTCGGCAATGCCATCAATTGCATCATCAAGTGCTTCATAGATTTGTTCAAAAAATGCATGGTATTGTGGAAAATCTTCACCTTCCACATTCCAGTGTGCAGCGTGTGTTTTATACTGCAAAAATACCGTATTGGCTAATACTTTGCATACTTCCATGGCCAAATCATCTTGCGTGGCTTTTACTGCCTTCATTGGCACTGCTGGTACCATACCCATCATTGGTGATGGATTAGGCATACCATCATCACCTAATGCCACCATGTGATTTACCAAATCTTGTGCAGTTTTACGTGCAGTGCGAATAATATTCATATCCGCTTCAGAGTGTCTGCTACCTGCTTTTACTTCCATCTTGTTTATCTCCTTCAAAATCGATTGCACCCAATCCCTGCCTGCATCGCCACCCCAACCATGCCAT